CGGCTGATTCACTTCAGATCCGACAATGCCCGCACCCCCTTTCAGGGACCGGGCCTTTGGTTCTGGCCTTTAACCAGTTCCTTACGGAGACACAACCTGTATAAGCAGAGGGTCGTTCTCCAAGTCTTGGTGGTCTGCACCACCCGGCGCAAACCGGATGTACGATCCGGTCACCGTCGTCGCCACAAGGGATAGGTCCCAAGTTGTGACCACGTCTACATAATATACTGCTGCAAACAGTGCTTCTGTCGCGGCAGCATTGATGCAAGACTTGAGATCAAGCACGAGCGGGAACGCAGGTGCTGGCGTCGCTACGATGCCGGTGATCACAGTGCCAGTAAATGATGCTGTCACTGCATAACACCCGGGTTGGAGTGTGAACACCCCGGTCGTCTCATCAAACTGCACTGCATGAGACGCATGTGGCCTGTGACGGCCAACTGCTGTTGGTCCAAACGGTAGAGCTGCTGTCAAAGCTCCATCTCCCCGCACTGTCACGGACTTCTGCAAGACCGTGGCCATAATCTTGGCAAGAAAAGCTAGAATTTCTGGGTTAGCAGCCAGAAATTCAACAGACAAGTTGACATAACCTGCTGCTGAATTGGCCGCTGATAAGGCATAATCACTATACCAGTTGACGACATCACCAGCTTTGGCCTTTAGATAGTACCAAGTCTCAGCGGCCCAGGCATTGTTATGCACAACTGCTCCTGTGGGCCCGAAGACATTAGCACCATATCCGGCTTGCGCAGACAACTTGCTAAGTACTGGATTTGGCAAGTTGGCTGCCGTCGCTGTGACTAAGGCGTCGCCACTCAAAACTTGTGGACAGATAAGATTGGCTCCTAATGGGGTGATTTGCTCGGTCACCGACACAATGCCTTCAAAATCTGATTTTAAAGGCACAGCGCTGCCGAGTCCTGGTACATCACCCATAAACGAGGAGCCATATTGAAAACCTGCTGTTTGAAAGGTTGGTGAATAATACATGTTCTCAGTATCAACTTGGTACGCCCCCGAAGTGAGAGGTATATATTGTTGAAACTTGGCCTGAGTAACTGCAGGTGTATTGTACACCTGCGGCTGCATTAATTTGATGCTGTATGACACCCAGAGTTGACCGACGGTACCTGTGAATGCTGCAGATGGGCTAAAGACTCCTTCAGTGGCAGCGAAGAAGTTGCCAACATCGAACGAACGAAGCTCGAGAGTCTGCGTACCTATGATACCGCCGTTGGCCACGTCACGCACGAAGAACCGGGGACGATTGTGCAAGTCCTGAGACCTTGCGGACCAGCGCATGCCCTTGTGCACCGGGCCAGTGATCGACCCGGGAGTCACCATCATCACAGGCGCGCTAAGTGGTGGTGGATCTCGAGGGTCGGGGTCCATCGCTAGATACACGATGCCACCGTAGGTTGTGGGCACCATGGGCACATAGTCGATGGAAAGGCTTGAGAAGGAATAGGTCTCGTAGCTTTGGGCCTGTTGTGCAAGCCAACGGGCTAGCGTGGGCGATCCAGCATTCACGGGTGTTTTGAACACGACTGAGAATGCGGTCCCTTGTGCTTGTATTTCTGTCAACAACTCCCGATGGGTGATGATGACAGTTCCGTCCTTCAGCTTGGTTTGTGACGGCTGTTGACGTATCACCGTAACAGACGACTGAGCAATGGGCTGACGCATGGGACGACTACGAGCACCAGAATTAACGCCAGGACGACGACCATTTCCGTTACCGTTAGCCTTCTTAGCTTTAGGTTTAGGCTTAGGTTTCGAAGCTTTAACCATAAGGTAAAAATTGCTTGTGTGAAGAAAGAAAAAGCTGCTTTTTATAGCTATCTGTCTATGACAAATTTTCCACGCTGTTTAGGACGTCTCCTTTACAGCGGCTGAGTTCGATGAGGGGTAACCGCGTTATGTCAGGTCAACGTGGACTGAGCAGTCTCACTCCCAGGCGGTTTTATCTACTCCGAGATCAGACTCGGCGACTATCTCCTACATATAATATCAACTAGTGTAGGGACCCCACTGCTGTGCGGTTTCAAAGGGGCAGGCCAGTCTCGGCCTCTAGAACGGCGTCCCAGGCAGGCCAGGGGCCGTCCCAATTATCCGCTGCTTCTCGCATCATAGCGCCTTGTTCACGCTCAAAGCGCTCCGCCCAAGTCAGTCCCGGCTTAATGAGTAAGGCGTTCCGCCTATCATCCTCAATCTGCTGCGGGGTCAACTGGCGTACAGCAGGCACTTGAGGTCTAGGCACGTGCACCACAGATGGCGGTGGCACGGGCAACGCCGGCCTATCCATCAGGTCGGCGAGGTCATGTGCTACAATAACCTCTAGAACTCGGTGCTTCAACAAACACGGCACTAGCGCGTAAGCTCTAACTAGTTTGTCGGCGACTCGTAAATCGTCTTCCGACACGCCGTATATCTTGGCCACGTACCCCCAAATCTCGGGGCCGTAGTGAGCAACCTGATCGCCGGTTTTGAAGTGGCCTTGGTCTGCATCACAGAGTCTTTCGCGCTCAACTTCGTCAAGCTGGTTGACGCGCAGGTCTGCTGCTGGCCCAACTAAGGACCCAAGAACTGGCAGACCCCCACAGACTCCTTTCAAACCCATAGCCACTGTCTTCAACCAACGCTGCCGTTGTTTCTCAGACATGCTCGACTTGCTCCACCACAGCCGAGTCAACAGGCGCCCGATGAGGGGTCCGAAAACCCACCCCCCATCCTTGAGCGGGTAAAACCGACCGCTGGCAAAAGTGACTTGCCAGGGTTCGGCGAAGGATCGCCCCTCAGGCATATGTCCAACGCTCCGCTCAACTTTCATCATGGTGTCTATCTGCTCCTGCGTGGTCTTCTCAAGGCAACACACAAGGGCATCATCACCCACGATGAATGTGATGCTGTGTATTCTGGCTCGCACGACTGCCTCAACTGTGGCCATGGCATTGACCTGTGTATTTCCTGATGAGGTGTCGTTATGTCCAGACTTAACAGTCCCCCGAACTGCGAACTTGTAAGTGAGTGACTCAATCTTGTCCCGCTTCACAGTGCAGCGGCCGCGTGTGGTGTTGGCGAGCTGTGTCAGCCATTGCACCATTTCCGGTCCCACTGCCTTACGCCAGCACCGACATTTTAGCAACAAGTGTATCCATTGGTTGCTAGAGTCAAACCTTTTAAAATCTCTCTCATAATAGAGCAGTACGCCTATAGCCAAGATTGCTGCAAACTCAGCCCCTAGCTCGAACGCATTCTTGCCGCTCGAGGCAAGTATACCGACACGCACACCGTTAATTCTGGCTAGACTCCCATCCATGACTTGCTTCTGGGCATACTGTATGGCAAGGAATTTAGCCTTCAAATGTTGCGCCGTAACTGCATTGGCGTGTGCACTAATGAGCCGACCTTTGTCGGAAAAGTTCGACTTCTCCACTTTGGGGAAACTCATGGTGGCACCTGGTTGTAGCGTTTGAGTGGACCGGCTTAAAGCCTGAAGGAGTCGCTTGACCCCTGTGGCAGCCAAATCATGCGCCTCATCATTGAGGTACTGGCCATAGGCCATAGCGAATTTGCCTTCCTGCAAGTTCCACCACAACAGCGCAAGATCGTACAACGACTCAACAGTAGCCCCTTCAGGCACAATGTTGACGGACCCGATTAAATGCCGGTCCACGAAAGCACTGAGGATGACTCTTGGGCAATCACGCGTGATGCTGACCACTCCACACACTAACCCCTGTAATGTTGCGCCAGGCTTGCCTTCACACCAGCAAGTACAATATTCGGCGCTCGTACATCTTAGGGTCGCTTCCGGATGTGCCACCGGAATACACCACTCTCGCCGCCCATTACGGTCCTTCTCTTCCGTCACATTAAAGACTTTGGGATTAAGGCACCGCACCGTTAGGGTGGCGACCCCCTGGCTTCCGGGGGCCACGTACGTCAAACATGGTTGGTCGTCAGGTGTGTCGATGATGAGCTCTTGGAAATACTGCCGCAACCAGTCATCACTGACATGGCCGTACCGGTCAACCTGACCGACTAGCTTACCAGACACGGAAGGGAGAATCTCCTTCCGCACCTTACAAACTAGCGCGCGCATGCTGTTAAACAGTATAACAATAGCGCTGCGTACCGAAAGCACTAGCAGTCCAAAGCTGCCGAACACTACCAAAACACAGTCAGGGAGATGGGCCTCGAGCTTGCGCAGGAAACGGGAGAGCGACGTGTATGCAACAGTAGCTCCCCAACCCAGCAAAGCGAGGCACGATACTATTCTGGCGACAACGGCATCACCAAGAATAAACGACCCTCCCCCAAACCTGACTGACCGGAGCAGCACCAAAAATGCTCTCCTCAACCGCGCCGGCACATGTGCATACATCTCACCCCAGATCCCGCTCATAGCCTTGCGGTCCGAAGTAGCTGCGCCGGTTTGGTGGTACACTTCAACCACTCCGCCAAGCTGTTGCGATATGATGGAACCGGTACGAGCACCAAGCTCCAACATCTGCTGCAGGAAGACGTGTGGATTACCCTGCACTCTCTGCGACTCATTACAAGCACGAATGACGAGCGCATTAGCCATTGCATCTGGCTGCAGGGTGTGAGTTGATAGAACTGCGCATGTGAGGTTGCGCTCAGTATCAGTGAGCACTGGAATCTCTTCCCCGAATTGAGGTACGGGGGGCAACACTCTCATGACAGGGGGGGGGGGAGGAACAAAATGTTGGGGCGCGATTGCTTCATCAAACACTCTAGCGTAGCATTCCATCTTTGCCACGGTTCTGGCCAGCTCATCTCCTGTCTGGTTTACTGCCTGACGGCTGAGGGCGGCGATCATGTTCAATGTCACAACGTTAACTTTATACAACACTTCAAGCGTGGTGTCGCCGTGCTTGGGGTTGCCCACCGTGGACAATAATTCAGTCCCGATTATGACAACTTCAGCCGACAGGCGCACCGGTTTACCACACATCAAGGGGGTGGGGTCAAGCGAGCGGTAGGTGGACCCACAATCGTGGGTGGGCTCCTGGATGACGTCGTACCACCCAGGGAACTCCTCTGAAGGCACTCGCCACCAGTCAAACTCCTGCTCGCCTTTCTTCGCACCGTGCGGTATCGTCCCTCTCTCCAGGTGCAGTGGGAACTTGTGTAATGTGGCCCAGATCCCTGATTCGATCCCACGGCCCATTAACCTCACCTGCACCACGCTCAATCTCAGCCAATCTGCTGCTCTGAAGTAGTAGGCGCTATGCTCAGCATAGAGCGCCATGTGGGTGGTATTTCCCAGATTCGCCTCATAACAGGTGCAATCGCACACAGTATGGTAGCACCTGGTGACGCCAGGGACTAGCGGGGCATGTTGCTCCGCGCGATGGATATCTTCCCCAATGACCATGGGACTTTGCAAGTGCACACTCTGCAAACTAGCCCACAGCCCACTCCTCCAGTGTTCCTGCAGCCTCCTTAGGGTCCTAGTCTGCGACCCTGCTCCCAGCTCGTATACTCTCAGTTTAGGAAGTGTGTCATCCACGAAGCCGGGGACAAATGGTATTTGAACAACTCGCCAATCAGCTTGACAAGACCCGGGTTCGTTTCCAAAGGCAAACTTGTTGAACATCGACAAGGCCTCATTTCCAATTTCCTTTCTCGCCTGCTGACACATCTCGTGCAGGTGCGAGCTAACACCGTAGTAGTACCCCTGCGACCCAACAATACCGCCATGATTTTCTCCGTCCGCCGGCTCACCCAACAATCTGTTGAGGCCGATGCAGACACCAAAGACTCTTCTTTTAGTGGCAGGTGGTTGTGCAGGTGCGGCTGGTGGAGCGGCTTTTGGCCCCATGAATTGAACGCGTCCAGACTGGTATAGTGAGATAAAACTTGTAAACCCTCACAAGCTCTGGACAACAGGTGGATGAACCGACACTTCACCCACG